TCACCGCGGTTGGCCGGCCGAGCCATTGCTCCATAACACCGCCACCGTAGGCGTTTCCTCTTCGAGCGCTTGCAATCGATCGTACCAGGGTTCGATGTCCTGCGCGGCAGGCGAGTATCCTTCGGACCGCAAGCGTGCGGCAATCCAACGCGCCCGCAAGCTTTCAAGCTCGGCCCAGATCGCGCCGATGACTCCGCTGGCTCGCGGTTCTCGCTGACAGACATTGATCCGCCCCGTTTCGATGGTTTCCCAAACAAGCGCTCCGATTTCGTCGGCGATCAGCCGGTCGATCGACGGACGCCGGGTACTCCAGTCACGCAATCTCTCGCCGATCGGGATCAGGGCGTGCGCGGCATCGATCAACGCGGCGACCGCCGGGTCACTGGTCCAGCAATCGACCGCGAGCAGACGCGCGCTTTCGGGATGGAAATCGGGCGAGGGCTGAAGAGCGGCAGGCGGCAATGATTGCTCCCACGCCGGAAAGGCGGCGAGAAATAATATGGGACGGATTGTCCAACTATTCAACACCGCAGGTGGCAGATAGCCCGATCCAGAATATAGTTTTCGGTGGGACGATCTGGCCAAATCAGCCGCCTTTTCGCAAAGGCTTTCCGTCATTGGCGAGCTGTGCGGCGCGCCATGTTTCGATCATGTGCGGACCGGGCACGTCAGGATAGGGTCCCTTTCCAGCCACGCGTCGTCCGGTGAGCAGAAACTCGACCGATACTCCCGTGATCAAGGCAAATTGTTCCATCAGCGCATGTGGCATCGGGGTGCGCGATTCGTATTTGCGATAGCGCTCGGCCGGCACGCCAAGCAGGGTCGACATCTGTCCAGCGGTCATCCCTCTGAGTTGGCGAAGCGCTTTCACCCTGGCGATGTAAAGGGCGTCGAACTCTTCTGGCGCGATCGGATCTTTCATGGACAAATTATACCATGACTTCGATCCGTGGCAAGGCGTCAAATGACAATTGATATGTTGGACAATATGTCCAATCTATCACCGATGACCAGTGCCGCATGCTCCGACCGCGCCAGCAGATCGCCACCGGGCGAACCGCAAGCGAGGTGCGCGGACTGTGGACGCTCGCTCTGCGACCATCCCGATCCGATCTACGGCGGCATCGTGCCCTCACCCTGTGGACCCTCGCCAGAGGCCGAACCGCGGACGGGCTGAGCCATCGCACCGGCCAGATCGAACACTGAAATCATCAGGAGAAAAGACGTTGGCGGATATCAATCCGAACATCCGGCAGGTGGACGAGCGACGTGATAGCGGCACCGCGAGCAACCGTCTCGCGATGATCCGTGCCGGCGCCACACGCCGATTGGCGGCCCTTCCGCAACGTGACACGCGGCCCGACGCCGCCGATCGGTTAGCGGCCGCGCTGCAGCGTCGAGAAGAGTCGCAGCGGCGGCACGACGCAATGGTCGCGCGATGGCGGCACAAGAATGAGGGCACGCCTGAGACGCACGAAAAGGCGAATGCGCTACCCGAGCGGCGTCGGCAATCGCCCCTCCACCGAATGGAGCGGTTGGGCAAGATCAGCGCGGACGAGCGCGCCGCGGCCGAGGAGATTGCCGGCGTGGCCGAGCGCATCCGGCGCGCCGGATCGATCCGGTCGGTGTCGCTGGAAACGCGGGTCGACTTCGCCAATTCCGGGCGGGATCAACTGGTCGAATCCCTGAAACGTGTAAGGTTGGAGGTCGCCTATCGCGCGTGGTGCGAGACGATCCCGCAGCCGAGAGCGATGGTGCTCGACATGGTGCTGAGCGACCAGTCGTTCGTGCAACTGGCGCGGGCGCACGGGATGCAATGGCGGACAGCACGCAAACGGCTGATCACAGCATTGCGGATGTGGCCCGAGATGGCCGCGGCAGCGCGACGGGATGTGGATCGGGAGGATGTCGAGGCAGTGTACGCGCAGCTGGGCACAGGCGAGCTGCTGGGATCGACGTGATGAGATTTCGGAGGTGCGCGGCAAATATCTTCCCCGCACTTTCGACATATAATTCGCAAGGGCCTTGCTTCAAGATCCGTCCTTTGCCGTAAAGCCCCTGCCCCATCGATTCGCAGGGAGACGCGATATGCGGGCGGTATCATCTACTTATGATTTGCACGAGGACGCGAGTGCGAAGGCGGTCGATCATGCGATCGTGATTTGCGGCGGGGGGCCGACCGGGCTGATGCTCGCCGGCGAACTGGCGCTGGCGGGCGCCGATGTCGCGATCGTCGAGCGGCGGCCGAACCAGGAGCTGGCGGGGTCGCGCGCCGGAGGTTTGCATGCTCGATCGATCGAATTGCTCGACCAGCGCGGCATCGCAGATCGGTTCCTCGACGCGGGAGAGACAATGCAGGTCACGGGCTTCGCGCTCACCCGCCTCGACATCAGCGACTTTCCCACCCGGCACAATTACGGGTTGGCTTTGTGGCAGAACCATATCGAACGCATCCTGGCCGAGTGGGTCGCGGAGCTCGGGGTGCCAAGCTATCGCGCGCGCGACGTGATCGGGTTTGTCGAGGGTGATAGAGGAGTCGAAGTCGCATTGTCCGACGGGAGTTCGCTGCGGGCCGACTATCTGGTCGGGTGCGACGGCGGCCGCAGCCTGATCCGAAAGACCGCGGGAATCGACTTTCCCGGTTGGGATCCCACGACCAGCAATCTGATCGCCGAGGTCGAGCTGGAAGAGGAACCCGAATGGGGCATTCGCCGCGATGCGATCGGGCTGCATGGGCTGAGCCGGATGGACGACGGCAAGACAGTGCGCGTCATGATCACCGAGCAGCGCGCCGGGCGTGCCGGCGATCCGGGGCTGAGCGACCTGAGCGAAGGGTTGATCGCAGTGTATGGCACCGATTACGGGGTGCACAATCCGAGCTGGATTTCGCGTTTCAGCGACATGACACGGCAGGCGGCAACGTATCGCAAGGGCCGTATATTGCTGGCGGGCGATGCCGCGCATATCCATTCGCCCGATGGCGGCCAGGGCCTCAACATCGGGTTGCACGATGCGGTGAACCTGGGGTGGAAATTGGCGCGTGTTGCCGCAGGGACGGCGCCCGACAATTTACTCGACAGCTATCATGCCGAACGTCACCCGGTCGCGGCACGCGTGCTGCGCAATACGATGGCGCAAGTCGCCCTGAGACGCGCGGACGAGCGCTCCGGCGCGCTGCGCGAGATCGTCGCCGAATTGCTGGGCATGGACGAACCGCGCCGACGCGTCGCGGGAATGATGTCGGGGCTGGACGTACATTACGATCTCGGCGAGGGGCACGCGTTGCTCGGGCGGCGGATGCCCGATCTCGACCTGGTAACCGCCGACGGCCCAGTGCGGGTGTTCGCATTGCTGCACGATGCACGACCGGTGCTGATCAATATGGGCGAGCCGGGCGCGATAGACACCTCGCCCTGGGCGGATAGGGTGAAGCTGTTGGATGCGAACTATGGAGGCATCTGGGAGCTGCCGGTGATCGGCACGGTGCCCGCACCGACCGCGGTGCTGGTCCGGCCCGACGGCCATGTCGCCTGGGTAGGAGACGGCAGCGACGACGGGCTGAGCGACGCGCTGACCAACTGGTTCGGGCCGGCAGCGATAGCCTGACCCATCGGATGGAGGGGCGGCCTCGGCTGTTCCTCCACCCGCCCGAGAAAATGAGAACAAAACGAGAAAACTTCTTGACTGCCACGAGAAAACGTGTATGTAGCAATCATCCAAATTTGCGTTTGACCGAAACGGCGTCGCGCAGTTTTCTCGCAGAAAATCCACCGGTTCCAAGACACTCATTCGGCAACGTCCCTACGTTGCCGCGGCGGGTTGTTGCGGCGCGTCGGGCGGAGGGCGTTCGGGTGGAGTTCGGATGGCGGAACGGAAGCGTGCGGGGTCAGGAACATCGGCCAAGGGCGCTACTGTCCTTACCGGGGTCTGTCCTGCCCCGGCGCCCCTTTACAACGCTGCGCGTAAAAGCAAACGAGCGACGATCGAAATCACCGACGCGATGCGCGCCGACGTGCGGCGCTTCGCCGAGATCGGGATCCCCTACGCGATCATCGCACGGATCATGGACATGAGCGCGGCGACGTTGAAACGACGGTGCCGCGCCGAACTTGATGCGGGTGTCGAAGTGGCCAATGCGCGGATCGCGCTGACCCTGTTCGAAACCGCGATGAACGGAAACACCACCGCCATGCTGTGGTGGGAAAAGACGCGCGCAGGGCGGCGCGAGGGATCGGTCTCCGATCCGCATGGTATCGGCACGCGCGCCGCCGAGACGATCACGCCTGACATGTCGGCGCGTGAGGCGGCGGAACGCTATCGGGAAGAATTGGGGTGAGCGCGCTTTCCGCGCCGACTTTCCCGGCTTGGCCGCCGGACTATGTTGCCGAGCTGATGACACGGCAGCATCGGTTGCGGCGGCTGAAGGCGGATATGGGGCTGCGCGCCGGACTGGCCGAGCGGTATCGCAAGGATCCGGCCGGGTGGATCGCGCATTGGGCAGTGACGTACGACCCGCGCAAGGCGGCGAGCGATGCGCCGACCGTGATGCCGTTCGTGCCTTTTCCCCGCCAGATCGAGATGATCGCATTCCTGCACGCCTGTGTCGACCAGCAGCAGAGCGGGTTGATCGAAAAGGCGCGCGATATGGGCGCGACATGGCTGGCCTGCTCCTTTTCGGTGTGGTTGTGGCTATACAGGCCGGGTGCCGCCATAGGCTGGGGTTCCCGCAAGGAGCAATTGGTCGACAAAATTGGCGACCCCGACAGCATCTTCGAAAAGATGCGGATCATCATCCGCCACTTGCCGCGGTTGATGCTGCCGGCCGGGTTCGACCCCCGCGACGACATGCCGAGCATGAAGATCATCAACCGCGCGAGCGGCGCCACGATCACCGGCGAGTCCGGCGACAATATCGGGCGCGGCGGGCGCAAGCTGATCTATTTCAAGGACGAGAGCGCCCATTACGAACGACCCGAGAAGATCGAGGCGGCGTTGGCCGACACGACCAACGTGCAGATCGACATGAGCTCGGTCAACGGACCGGGTAATGTGTTCCATCGCCGGCGCGAAAGCGGGACCGAATGGGTGCCGGGCGCTGCGCTCGCCACCAATCGAGTCAATGTGTTCGTGATGGATTGGCGCGATCATCCCGCCAAGGACGCCGCCTGGTATGCGGAACGGCGCGCCAAGGCGGCGGCGGACGGGCTGCTCCACGTCTTCGCGCAGGAAGTCGATCGCAATTACACCGCCGGGGTCGAAGGGATCATCATCCCCGGCGACTGGGTGGCGAGCGCGATCGACGCGCATGTCGCGCTCGGGTTCGACGACGAAGGCGCGTGGCGTGCCGCGTTGGATCCTGCGGATGAGGGAGGCGACCGGCATGCGCTGGCCATCGCCAAGGGATCGGTCATCCATTCCGTCGACGATTGGGGTGAAGGCGATGTCGGCAAGGCGACGCGGCTGGCCGTCGACCGACTGCGCGGACGGACGGTGGCACTGCAGTACGACAGTATCGGCGTTGGCGCGGGGGTAAAGGCGGAAGCCAATCGGCTGCGCGATGAGGTGGACTCGGACGGGCGCGCATTGCTGCCGACGGGCATTACGTTCCGGCCCTGGAATGCCGGCGCCGCGCCGCTTCGGCCGCGCGAGCATGTCGTGCCGGGCGATTGCGAAACGCCGATCAACGCCGATTTCTACGCGAACCTAAAGGCACAGGCCTGGTGGCAATTGCGACTGCGCTTCGAGCGGACGCACAAGGCAGTGACGGAGGGTGAAATTTACGACCCTGCCGATCTGATCAGCCTACCGCGCGATATGCCGGCGCTGGCATCGCTGCGGAAGGAATTGAGCCAGGCGACGCGCGCGGTGAACGGCGCGTTGAAACTGGTCGTCGACAAGAAGCCGGAAGGCACGAGGTCACCTAATAAGGCCGATGCGCTAGTGATGGCATTCTGGCCGGCGGAGGAGGCGGTGGCGTCGGCGGGGTTTCTGGACTTGGTGCGGAGGACGAACGCGACCGGGCGAGCACAGATTGATGAAGCACCGCAAAGTTAAACAATAAACCGATCTACAAATTCCAACTCACGCCATCCGCCGAGATGTCCAGCGCCGAAACACAAGACAGCGTACGCCAAGGCGTGAACCGGTTGTCGAACTCGACGAGGCTGTAGTGGCGACCACAGGTTCGCCAACTCATGCATGGCGCCTTATTGGGTGGCTGGTCCCAGGCGATGGAACGCAAGCGCTGTAGCTCCGCCACGGCATCTTCGCGAGTGGGGAATGCGCCGCTCAGTTCGGCATGTGCCTCGTCTTGGATGGCAAACATCATGCGACTTTAACAGCCTGGCGAGTGCTCGCCATCCGTCATTTGGCCACGATCCGGCGCGCTGGCGCCCGAAGAGGAGAAGTCGATGCCCAAGGGCGGCGTGCAAACCAACATCACCTATAGTTGGAGCAACAGCAGCAACGAGAATGCCTGGGGGCCCTTCTCGCCCGGCTTTCCACTTACCCCGGTCGTACAGCAGCCGGTGCGCGGCTACGACTTCAAGCCCAATATCAACGCGACGTTGCAGCCGCGCGCTTATGAGCAGACCGGCTTTCCGGCATTGCGTGCGTTCGCCAATGTCGAATTGGTGCGGCTGGCGATCGAGACGCGCAAGGATCAGGTCGAGCGGCTCGACTGGCAGATCAAACCGGTCGACGGTGCCGCCAAGATCGCCGACGATCCGCGTATCGCCGAACTGACGCGGTTCTGGCGCAAGCCCGACGGGGTCACGCCCTTCGCCACCTTCATGCGATCGAGCCTGGAGGACCTGCTGACGCTCGACGCGCCGGCGTTCGAAAAACGGCGCAATCGCGGTGGCAAGCTGATCGCGCTGGAGATCGTGCCCGGAGATACGATCCACCCGATGGTCGACGATACCGGGCGGCGGCCGCGCGGACCGACTGACATAGCCTATCAACAGGTGATCAAAGGCGTGGTGTGGGCCAACCTGACCAATGCCGACCTGCTCTATGCGCCGCGTAACGTGCGGCCGCACCATCTCTATGGCTTCGGGCCGGTCGAGCAGATCGTCGTCACGATCAACACCATCCTGCGGCGTCAGGCGGCGCAATTAAGCTATTTCACCGAAGGCAATGTGCCGGCCGGGTTGCTCAATGCGCCCGAAGGCTGGGATGCGGCGAAGATCCAGGAATTGCAGCAATGGTTCGATGACCGGATCGCGGGCAATGCTGCCGAGCAGAACAAGCTGATCTGGGGACCGCACGGATCGCAATTCACTGCGTTCAAGGCGGCACCGATCAAAGACGAGTTCGACGAATGGCTGGCGCGAATCGTCGCCTTCGCCTTTTCGCTGCCGCCTACCCCGTTCGTGCGCCAGATGAACCGATCGACCGCAATGGAGGATCAGGAGCGCTCGCTCGAGGAGGGGCTCGAGCCGCTGCAGCTATGGATGAAGCGCTGGATCGACGACGTGATCCAGATCGAGTTCGGCTATGCCGACCTGGAATTCGCCTTCGTCAAGGCGACCAGCATAGACCCGCAGGTGCAGTCGGAGATCGACGACCGCGATCTGCGCAACGGATCACGGACGATCGACGAGGTGCGGCATGCGCGGGGAGACGATCCGCTGGCGGATGGGTTAGGCGCGAAGCCGATGCTGTACACCAGCAGCGGTGCCGCTCCGCTGGGAAGTATTGGGAGTGGCACCTCCGTCCGTGATCACTGATCCGATTTGGCGTCAATCTTGATTGAGGTCGAGGGCGATCGAGGATAAGATAGCGTGCTTGAGCGAATATCGGCGACTACATTCCGGGTTGAATGGGAGATCGGACCATGTTGCGTATCGTCCTTGCCTTTACTCTTCTCTCGTTGCCTCTATCGGCAGGTGCGCAGACTTACTCGCGCACGCAGACAACGATCGGCGGCTACAGTTATCAGACGCTCGAAGCTGATCGGTCGAGCCTGGGGTCGGTACCGCCTTTGACCCGCAGCGATCCGGCGGACGCCAGGCAGTGTTTGATCCGGAAAAAGACAGGCAGAACCGTGTGCCATACCTACGCCGAGTGGGTGGAGATCGCCCGCGCGCTTGACGCAAACCGCAAATAGCTGCGGCCTGACACCGTCACAGCTCCTTACCGGGGCGCGCGTGGGACGCATCCTATGATCGACATCCTGCGGTCGTTACGCAGGTCGATTTCGCCTGGGCACGTAGGTCGGCGATGCGATGTTTCAGGCTGGCAGGATATTGAACGCCCAAAGCAGTACGTAACTTCGCAAGCTTCAACCAACCTGTTCTTCGAAAAACCACGAGAGATTGATTTCAAGGCGCAAAAGGCGGGCGCCAGCGATGTACGACCGCCGCCGGCTCTGAGGCCGACGGCGGTCGGCCCTATCGTGTCCTGCGCAGCCCGTGCAATCTTCTATTTAGTCTGATCGCTGCCTTGGATGGCGGCACTCTCGTTGCCGTGCTCGACGCCGTTTGCGCTTATCGCTGAATTGTTGCCAGGCTGGGTTCAACGCTTGAACCTGCCAATCGCCATTCTACGAATGCCGGACGGATCCAACGAGTGGCCCATCCAAACGTCGATCCGTCTCGGATTACGCCCTCGCGCGCCCCTCAACTCCAGGTCCCGCATCGCCCGCGGTCATGCGGCGTGGTGCCTATACTCATCGAAAGGACAGCCATCGCATGACGCGGTTTCGCCAGTTCGGCGCGATTACCAAGGTCGAGGATCAGGAGGATGGGTCCATCAAGGTCTGGGGCGTCGCCTCTTCCGAGACGCGTGACCAGCAGGGCGAGACGATCACCGCCGAGGCGATGAAGGCAGCCTTGCCCGACTACGAGCGCTTCCCGGCACTCCGCGAGATGCACGAGCCGAGTGCCGCAGGGCGCGTGGTCGAGGCCGAGGTCGACGACCATGGCATCACCCAGATCTGCGCGCATGTCGTCGATCCGCTGGCGATCACCAAGGTGCGCGCGGGCGTCTATGCCGGCTTCTCTGTCGGCGGGAAGGTGCTGAAGCGCGACACCGCCGACCGCAGCGTGATCACCGCGTTGAAGCTGGTCGAAATCAGCCTGGTCGACAGCCCCTGCAACCCCGATGCCGTCATCAATATGTGGAAGGCCGATATGGATTATGTTCCAAGTGGCGACGAAGTGGTCGCGAAGGCCCGCGAATTGGCCGAAGACGCGGGGTCGAGACGGTACAAGGACTTCCTGTTCAAGGCGCGCGAGCGACTGATCGCCGCTGCGCTGGCGAGCGACCTGGACGACGACGATGAGGACGACCAGGACGGGGATCGTGAACCGAATGCGGGGGCAGCTCAAGCTGATAGCGATGATGATGCTCCCGCCGCGGATGTAGCCGGTGGCAAGCCTGAGGATCAGGACAAGCAACCCTCCACCAAGCCGCAGCCAAAACCGAAGCCAGCCGACCAGTGGGCTGACAGCGATGCCGGCACGGACACTTCCGACGCGCCGCGCGAGAGCGACGCCCCGGTCGACGCTGACGACACACCGCCGCCCAAGCCCAAAAATAAGCCGGCGCCCGGTGACAAGGACCGCGTGAGGCGCGTCGCGACCGGCGGCGACTCCGATAACCTCAGCAGCACCGGCAATGATGCCGAGGCTCCGCAAGCCGATGCCGATCGCGTCCAGGCGGCGCACGACCATCTCGTTGCGCTGGGCGCGCAATGCTGCAAGGAGAATTGCAGCGACGCGGACCAGCCGTCCGCAGATGCTGCTGGACGCCCTCGCGCGCAGGCGGCGGCTCCCGATCCCGATAAGAATACCGAAAAGCTGCAGCGCGGCGACGCGCTAAGCGACGCCATGATGGCCGATCTGGCCAAGCGCTTCGGCGACACGATCGCGATGCTGAACGCGACGATCGGCGATCTGACCAAACGCCTCGAACAGGTCGAGGCCGAGCCCGCCGCCCCCAGGACAGCTGCCGGGCCGCTGCGCGCGGTGAGCAAGGCCGAAGACGCCTCCCCCAATTCCGCCAATGGCGCCTCGGCGATCAGTGCCGATGATCTCAAGAAAGTGATCGATACCCTGCCCGAGCAGGAGCGCGGCCAGTTCCTGCTGCGCATCGCTTTGTCCAACCCGACCCTGGTTCACGCGGCCCGCGCAGCCGCCTGACCCTGTCGCCAGGGCCGTCGCGCCCAGGCCTCACTCCTGCGCCTATCCAAAGGACGGATAGCAATGACCAATTTGACTCCCGACGAGATCAAGAAATCGCTCGTCTCCAGCCTGTCGAATCCCGACGAGAATATTTCGCGTGCGATCATGCTGATGGCGGGCGGCCGACCCGACATGGTCGAGAAAGCCATTTCGACCGGCACCGGCCTGGTCGCCTATGACCTGCAGGCGCCGGCCAAGAACCTCTATCCGGTCAACACGCCGATCATCAAATCGCTGCCGCGCGTTGGCGGCGGCGGCGGCACCGCGACCAATTGGAAGTCGGTCACCGCGCTGACCGGCTCAGGCTTCGACAACACGCCCTGGGTGCCCGAGGGCCAGCGCGCCGGCCAGATGGCCTACACCACCGCTGATCGCGCGGCGCCGTACCGCACGCTGGGCGAGGAAGATCAGGCGACGTTCGAAGCGATCTCCGCCGGCCGCACGTTCGAGGACATCAAGGCATCGATGACGCAACGCCTGTTGCAGAAGACGATGCTGAAGGAAGAAGCGGGCGTGATCTTCGGCAACGCCTCGCTGGCGCTGGGTACACCGAGCGCACCGACGTTGAGCGCGGGCGGCACCGGATCGACCTTGCCGGGATCGGTGACCTATTCGGTGATCGTCGTCGCGCTGACGATGGAAGGCATGCGCAACAGCACGCTGTCGAGCGGCGTCGCGACGTCGAAATCGGTGACGGGCGCCGACGGCAAGAGCTTCTCGATCAACGGCGGCTCGTCGATGAAATCGGCGGCCGCGAGTCAGGCGACCACCGCCGGCCAGGCGCTGTCGTGCAGCGTCCCGGCGATCCAAGGCGCGGCCGGCTACGCCTGGTTCGTCGGCACCGCCGGGAGCGAGAAGCTCGAGGCGATCAGTTCAACCAACAGCGTCGTTTTCGCCAAGCCGCTTGCCGGGACCGGCCAGGCGGCGAGCGCAGTCAGCGCGGATTGCTCGACCAACTCGACCGCGTTTGACGGTTTGCTCACGACCGCTTTGAAGCCGGGGTCGGGCGCATACGTAAATTATCTCGCCACAGGTACGCCGGGCGCCGGCACGACACTGACTTCTTCAGGCCAGGGATCCGTGGCCGAGATCGACGTGATGATGCAGTCGATGTGGGACAATTATCAATGCTCGGTCGACGTGTTGTACGTGAACAGCCAGGAGCAGCGGAACATCACCAAGAAGGTGCTCGCGTCCGGCACCGCGTCGCTGCTCAATTACTTCCAGGACCCGAAGGCGGGTGAAGTCGCGCTGACCGCCGGCGGCGTAGTCGAATATTATTACAACCCGTACCTCAACAAGAAGATTCCGATCCGTCTGCACCCCAATGTGTCGGCGGGGACGATCCTGGGCTGGGCGGGCGACCTGCCGGTGCAATATCAATCGAGCGAGGTGCCCAATGTCGCGGAGATGAAGGTCCGCCGCGATTACTACCAGATCGACTGGCCGATCACGACACGCGCCGAGATGTCGGGCGTGTATGTCGAAGAGACGTTGGCGGTGTACGCGCCGTTCGCGATGGGCGTGATCGCCAACATCGCCAACGGCTGACCCCTCCCCCCTCCCGGGCGCCCACCCCCCTACCCCGGGATTTCCTGGCCCCGCCGCGATGACCGGCGGGGCCTTTTCATTTTCCGAAAGGAGACGCCGCATGGCCGACAATCCTTCCCGGCGCCATGCGCCCAAGACGGCACCTGTCGATGGCGTCGCGATGCGTCATGGGGACGGCGCCGGGTGCAGCTGGCGCGGACAATCTTTTGCGGCCGATGCCAAGGGTGTCGTGACCGTGCCGATCGCGGCGGCGGGCGACCTGATCGCACACGGCTTCAGCTTCGTGGGCGGATGACGTCATGGCAGCGGGCGACCTCACCACTCTGCCGGCGGTCAAACGCTGGCTCAACATTTCGAGCGACAATGACGACGCGTTGCTGACCGATCTGGTCACCGAGGTATCGGCGTTCGTCGAGAACACCATTCAGCGTAGCATCCTGACGGCGACCTATGTCGAAACCTATCGCGGCACCGGCGGATCGCGGTTCCTGTTGCGGAACTGGCCGGTCCAGTCGGTGACGTCGGTCGAATGGGGCGAGACCCGGATCGACAATGCGGTCGATGCGGTCGGCAATGCATCGGGTATCGCCACCGATGGGCGGAGTGTAATCCTGGTTGGATCGCGCACGCCATATGATCGGCCGGTACGGGTGACCTATGTCGCCGGATATGACGTGGTGCCAGCCGATCTGATGCTGGCGGTTACCGAATTGGTCGGCGAAGCCTATTCGGCACGCACGCATATCGGCGAGATCAGCCATGCGAGTTCGGGCGCGACCACCGTCGCATTCAGTCGCGAGGCGATGCATCAAGCGGTGCTGGCACGGCTCAGCAATTACATGCTGGCGGCGCCAATATGAGCGTGACGCTGGATGCGGCGGCGCTGAGTGCCGGCCTGGATCGTCTGCCCTCGCAAGTGTCGGCGGCGGTCGAAGCCAAGATGGTGGCGGCGACCGCCGCGTTGCAACGGCGTGTGGTCGACGACAAGCTTCACGGCCAGATGCTGAACGCGCGCACGGGTCGGCTGGCAAGCGCGGTCGAGCGCCGAATCGAGGTCAAGGGCGGCAGCATCGTCGGCGAAATATTCGTCAACGATAGCGTACCTTACGCTGCGATCCTCGAACATGGAGGTAGCACGTCGCCGCACGAAATCGTGCCCGACAAGGCCAAGGCGCTCGCCTTCGCCATGGGCGGCAAGCATGTCTTCGCGCGCGTGGTCCATCATCCCGGATCGCGCTTTCCGGCACGTCCCTATCTGGCGAGCGCGCTGAACGACGAGACAGACGAGATCACCGCGGCGCTGAAACTGGCGGCGATAGTCGCCGCGCAGGAGGCGATCGGATGACCATTCGCAACCAGGTGTTCGATGCGCTTTTGGCGCTGGCCGACATACGTTGGGGCAATGACGAGGTGTTCGTCGAGCGATCGCGCCGGCTCAAAATGTGGGACAAGGCGCCGGTACCGGGGCTGTACCAGATCGAGGGCACCGAGACGATTGCCTCGCTCGACGGCCAGCTCGACAAGCATAGCCTGCGCGCGAGCTGGATCATCTATCATCGCGGCGGCAAGGACCAAGGGGCGACCCCCGCCGAAACCAGCAACGCGATCCTCGACGCGATCGGGGCCGCTTTTCGGCCAGCGCTTCCCGGCGCCCGGCAGACACTCGGCGGGCTCGCCTATCGGGCGTTCATCGATGGCACGATCCACAAGGATAATGGCGACCTAGACGGTCAGGCCATGCTGATCGTGCCGATCACCGTCATCCTTCCCTGAGCATAATGGAGAAACCAATGGCACGATCGCAATCCGCCGCGGCCGACCCCGATCCCGCGACGCCCACGACAGACAGCGATCCGGCAATCTCATCTATGCCGTTATGCTTCACGGCGCCGGCTCATGTCAGCGCGATCACGCTGTCCACCGAGCGCGAAATCCGCGTCGAGGACGGTGTGCTTAGCGTACCCGACGACCTGAGCGAGGAAGAGCAGCGCCAGATCGTGCGGGCGGGATTCACCGCCACCTGATTACCAATCCCTTTCAAACACGAACGCCAATGCCCGCTTCTTGCGGGCCTTTTTATGGAGAAATGGCATGGCCATGTACAATTTCGGTGCCGGGGTGCTGTGGGGCACCCCGACCTTTGATGCGACGGGCGCGGCGATCGCCAATCCGACCCCGCTGATGCTCGCGGTAACGCAGGAAGTCTCGATCGACATCCAGGGCGACATCAAGGAACTCTATGGCTCCAACCAGTTCCCCGTCGCGGTCGGCCGCGGCAAGATGAAGATCACCGGCAAGTGCAAATACGGCCAGTTCAACGGCGCGGTGATGAACAGCCTGTTCTTCGGTCAGACGGTGACGTCGAGCCTCTACAGCATCGTCAATGACGTGACGGGGGCAGCCATTCCGGCAACGCCGTTCACGATCACCCCGACCGTGCCGGGCAGCGGCACCTGGGCGGGCGACCTGGGCGTGCGGGATGCCACCGGCAATCCGATGACGCGTGTCGCCTCCGCCCCCACCGCCGGCCAGTATAGCGTTACTGCCGGCGCGTATCTGTTCGCGGCCGCCGACACCGGCAAGGTGGTCTTCATCAGTTATAGCTACTCGGCGACCTCCACCGTCGCGAAGACCTCGGTGGTGCAGAATATCCAGATGGGCCAGGCGCCGACCTTCCGCGCCGACTTCTTCAACCAGCTGGGCGGTAACGGGCTGGCATTGACCTTGTTCGCCTGCGTCTCGAACAAGCTCGCGCTGCAGACCAAGATCGACGACTTCATGATCCCGGAACTCGATTTCTCGGCATTCGCCGATCCGTCGGGCAACGTACTGAAATGGGGATCGGCGCAGTAAGATGGCCAAGATCCATATCCTCGGGCGCGATTTCGCGATCGCGCCATACAAGCTCGGCGAGTTGCGTCGGGCCGCGCCATTCATCGACAACATCCAGCGGAAAACCGACGGCAGCGGGTCGTTGTCCGACCTGATGGACTCGGCGGTCGACCTGCTCAACGTGCTGTCGATCGGGCTGGTCAAAGTCGATCCGATGCTGACGCCCGATTATCTGGAGGCGAACGTATCGATGGACGAGTTCGTCGGATTGCAGACGGCCTTCGTGGACCTGAGCGAGGAATCGGGATTGCAACGCAAGGGGGAAGCACCGGCTCCCCCGGCGGCAATGCCGGAGGGAGCCTCGAGCGAGCACTCGCCGACCTCGTCCACGATCTGATTGCCGCCGGAATCGAAGGTGGATCCAAGCGGGCGATCGAGGCGGAATGGGATTTGCTCGACGTCGAGGCGCAGTATCGCGTCTGGCGTCGAACCGGTCCACCGCTCAACATCGCCGCCGTCGCGATCGCGCGATCATTGGGAGTCGATCTGGCTCCCGCGGAGCGCTCGCGCGAAAGCGAACCGCTCGACATCGAGCCTGACCGCCCGACCCTGGCCGGACTGGCCGCGAATGTCGCGATGCCCGTCGCCGGCGGCGACACGCAAGCGGCATCGCGCGCCATCCTGATGAAATTGAAGGAGATGACATGACCGACGCGGTGTTCATCCGGATCGTCGCCGACACGTCCGGCGTGGGCGCCGCGTTGGAAGAGATCAAGAATGGCCTGGGTGACCTGAAGAGCGTCGTTCAAGGCATGGCCGAAGGCTTTGCCCAAGGCTTCGACGGCATTCGCAATGCCGCGGCGCTGGGCGAGCAAGCGATTGACGATTTCAACACCAGCCTGCGTGCCGCGAAGCCGGAGGAATTCGCCTCATCCCTCAGCAAGGCGACCCAAGCTGCCTCGGCGCATGCCAAGGCGATCAAGCAAACCGCTACCGAAGCGCGCACAGCCGCAAGCACCATCGCGGCTTTCGGCAGCGCGATCGGTGCGGCGTTCGCGATCGGCCAGCAATTGTTCGGCGCCGGCCAGAAAGTCGCCGAGATCGCCGTCGAAATGGGCAAGGCGGCCGAGGAAACCAATAAGTTTGCCCAGCGCCTAGGTATGCCGACGCGGCAGGTACAATTGCTGCAAGCAATGTCGAAGGCGACCGGCGCCGACTTCGATAAATTGTCCAACGGCACCGCCACCTTGGCAAAGAATTTCGCCAAGAGCCCCGAAGCCTTCAAAAAGCTCGGCATCGACATCAAGGCCGGGTCGGATCAAATGACGATCCTGACCGCCGTCGCGGATAAGTTCGCCAAGACCGCCGACGGGCCGCAAAAGACCGCGACGGCATTCAAGCTGATGGGCAGTAGCGCGTCCGAGATGATCCCGTTCCTCAACCAGGGCGCGGGCGGGCTGGCCGAGCTCACGCAGAAGGCGCAGGAATATGGCGCCGTCAACGACGACGCGGTCCAAAAGGGAATGGCGCTCGCGGGCAGCGTCAACGAAGCCAAGCTCGCCTGGTCGGGTCTCAGCCAAACGCTAACCGCAGCTTTCGCTCCGGTGTTGAAGGAGGTCGTCGACGATTTCAATTCGATGGTCGCGGCCATCACCAAGTCGTACGAATCCGGCGGGGCGGCGAAGATCATCTTCGATGGCCTCTCGGAAGCATTCTCGGCCCTCATCCAGATGGCGAGCGACCTGCTCGGCGGACTGGAAGGCCTGTTTCAGGTCACCGGCGGCGACAGCGTCGACTGGAGCAAGGAGATCAAGGATACGATCGACGAGGCCGTAGCCGGCTTCAAGGAGATGATCGTCCAGATCGTCTGGTTCGTCGCGAAAACCGAGGAGCAATATTACCTCTCCCGCTACCACACCGAGACATGGTGGGCAGGCGTCAAGCAGACATATGACGACTTCATGCTGGGCGTCGACGAAGTCGTTGCCAAGGTCCAGGTGCTCGGCATGGTCGTGCAGGAGGCGCTCAACTTTCAGTGGGGCGATATTGCGGCGACCTGGGACAAGGGCATGGCACAGATCCAGGACGTCGTCGCGCGCCGGGGCGCAATGATCGCCGGCGAGGCTGCGAAGGCGAAGGCGGACGCTCGAATGAACCTGCTCGATGCAGCCATGGTCGGCATGAAATATACGGGCTGGTTCATGAACTTCATGAAGCCGGGGCCCCCGGCTTCCAAGGGCATCCAGTCGAGAACCGGCGACGGTGGCGGCGGCGATAGCAGAGGCAAATCGTCCAAGCCTAGCCCGGCCGCGAGCAACAAGAAGAGTGTCGTCGAGGAGGATCGCGCCGAACTGCAGGAAAGGCTGCTCGCTGAAGAGAATTGGGGCGCCAACGCGGCGCAGATCGAGCTCAATTTCTGGAAAGAGAAGCGAACCGCCGCCAATTTGGGCGCCAAGGACTTGGCGGCCATCGACAAGGAGATCCTGAAGGTCCGGCAAGCCGTCATGAAGGATGGCCAGCAGCAGGAGATCGCCGGCATCAAGTCGACGCTTGCGATCGACATCGACGCCGCCAAGACGAAGATCGCTCTGGCCAAAGCCGGGCTGCAGGACAGACTCGACGCGATCGACGAAGAGGAGCGCGCCGGCCGGATCAGTACGGTCCAGGCAATCACCGCGCGTGCCGAGCTCAACCGGCAACTCCGGGAGCAGGATAATGAGGCCGCGACGGCTGAGTATAAGGCGAAACTCAAGGCGTTGGACCAAGAGCTCAAGATCGCCTATCTGAGCCGTGACGTAGCGCTCGATCTCAAGCGGCAGAAAATCGAGCTCGAGAAGGAATATCAGAACCATATCCGTGTGTTGAACGCGCAGAACGCGACAGCGATGGCGAAGGATACCGCCGCTGCCGCCGACGCGGTCCGTGCCAAGTGGCAGAATGTTTTCCAACCGATCGTCCAGGCCTGGTCGCAGTCGATGCGCGGGATGCTCCAGGGAACCACCAATCTGCGCAAAGCCCTGCTGAGCATCGGCAGCGCGATCGAACAGGAAGCGTTCGAGTGGATCGAAAAGGCACTGACGCGGTTCTTGGTCGCGGAGGCCACTAAAACAGGCGCAGCCGAAGCAGGCGCCGCCGCGCGGAGCGGAATCGAGGAAGCGGCCTCCGTCAAGTCGATCGCCCTGAGCGCGATCACGGCGTTGAAGCAGATCGTCCACCAAGCCGCTGTCGCCGCTGCGGGTGCATATGCCGCGATTGCCCGCATTCCCTATGTCGGGCCGGTGCTGGCGCCCGCCGCGGCGGCCGCTGCGCTTTATGGGGTCTACGCGCTCGGCAAATCCGTCTTGAGCGCGGAGGGCGGCCTGGGCGAAGTACCCTCAGACGGCACATTGATCAGCGCGCACGCGCGCGAGATGGTGCTTCCAGCCAATCTCGCCGTGCCGCTGCGGCAGATGCTGCTGTCGGGTGGCGCGGCGAACAATGATCCGCCGCGCGCGGCAAACGATGGCGGTACCGCCTTCCACTACCATGATCACGCCGGAACCCGCACGCCAGCCGACATCATGGCCAACCTCGACGCATTTGCCAGGACGATCAAGAGAGCCCACCGCGCCGGCAAGCTCGGCTTTGCACTTCCAGCGAGCTAGAGCGGGGTCCGCTTGGCGGCGCGGGCCGCGTCGCCCGCGCTCACCAGACGATCATATTCGTCGGTGGAGACAAGAAGGTCGCCCGCTCTGACGCTGCTAGCTACGGACTGATAATCGACCGTGAACCCGTTGCGTTTCCAAACGACGTGCTTCGCCAATACTGGAATCTTGCCGACGATCCGGCGATCCTCGTCGGTCGAGGTCGGTTTACCGAACTTGGCGGTTAGCTGAGCGATGATATAAGCGGCCCCCTCATAGCCGGGTGTCGCAGCTCCTATCGCGATAACCTTGTCGCTATCCTTCGAGAAATACACCATTATCATGTTGCCGGCACTGAGCTCGGGAGTCTGCTCGCGAGTGAAGACGACTGTCCCCTCCTTGAGTGCCGCCCAACCCAATTCATAGGGCTGCTGCACGCACGTCACCGGTTGATCCATTTCATAGGCTGGCACACCATCAGAACCCGCAGGGACACCCTCCATGTGTTGGCATTCCGGCAGCGTCACGGGCGCTCCCAGTTGCAGCCCAAACACCGACGGGAGCGTTTGTGCGTTTGCCGCACCGGCCGACAGGCAAGCCACGGGCAATAACCATTTGATCTTGCGCTTTACCTTACCGACCATAACCACCCCGCCATGCGTGTTCCTTGAAGTGCGACGCTACCACCCGGCCCGCGCACCGCAAGTGGGGCTGCGCGTCGATAGATCGAAAACGGAGCAAAAAGCTTCCCACTTACAGGACGGAGGCGACGCCTGCGTCACTAGGTGACCACGCAGGCCCCAACCTGCGGTTCTGAAATCGCGAACCGAAACGCATTGTGCGGAGCGCGTCAGCGACACCGCGACGGCGACGACCTTGTGCCCGGCCGCTCCCGAGGATCAGCGCAGCCATTCGATTGGAGACGAGATTGCCCACGCTCTATCTACCGACACGCTGGCTCGTCACATCCGATCCGTCGATCGACGACCCAGACGTGTTTCCAACGCTGATCGGACAGTCGTTCCTGATCGCAAAGACGCCCACTTGGGCGACGAAGATCGCGACGGCATCGTCGGGCCGCGAGCGCCGGCGCAAGGCCTGGTCCTATCCGCGCTGGCAGTTCAAGGTATCCTACGAGGTGTTGCGCGATCTCCCCGCCACGCCCGACCTCGAGCGACTGGCGGCGTTCTTCCTGCTGCACGGCGGGCAATATCAGGAATTCTTCTTCTTCGATCCAGGGGACAACTCCGTCACCGGACAGAAGTTCGGGATCGGCGACGGAGTAACAACCAAGTTCCAGCTTGTTCGGAGCATGGCGTTCGGCAGCGCGACCTTTTCCGAGCCGATCGGGAGCGTGCTGGGAACGCCGACCGTGTTTGCCGACGCCACGCCGATCGCGAGCTTCACGGTTGGACCGCGCGGATCGATCACCTTCGCCAGCGCGCCCGCGACCGGGAAGATACTGACCTGGACCGGGCGCTTCATGTTCGTGTGTCGCTTCGACGATGACGCACTCGAGCTCAACCAGATGATGCAGAGCCTGTGGTCGCAGGACGGGCTCTCCTTCACCACCACCAAGGCCTGACCATGAAAGCTGCATCGCCTGCGTTGATCGCCTTGCTTAACAGCGGCGAGGATTTCCAGATGGTCGATCTGTGGACGATCACGCTGGTCGGCGGCGCCGTCATCAGATGGTCGGGCGGTGATGTCCCGATCGTATCGGGCGGTCATGTCTATGCACTCGGTCCGCTGATCGAGCGGCAGGATATCAGCGAGAAGATCGGGCTCGACGTCACGACCGTCGACATGGCGATCACCGCTAATCCGGACGATCTGATCAATGGCGTGCCGATCATCCCGTTCATCCGGGGACATGGATTCGATGGCGCGAATGTCCGGCTTGATCGTGCCTTCCTGACCGATTGGAGCTTGCCAGTGGTCGGCACGGTGCTGAGGTTTTCGGGACGCGTTACCGCGATCAGCGCGATCACGGGCGACGGCGCCACAATCACGGTGTCGTCCTGGACCGTATTGCTCAACGCCAACATGCCGGCCAACCTTTATCAGGCGGCCTGTCTGCATGCGGTCTACGATGCCGGCTGCGCGCTTAATCCGACCGCCTTCGCGGTCACCGGCACAATCGGCGCATCGCCGGCGCCGACGCTCACAATGTTCGACACCAGCCTGACGCCGCCGGCCAATGATTTCGCGCAAGGGCGGATCGTGTTCACATCCGGACCGAATACCGGCGTCTCTGCGACAATCATGGCCAACGACGGTGCGGGCCTGTTCCAACTCGTCTCGCCCCTCCCCGCTTTGCCGGTCGCCGGCAACACCTTCACCGCCTATCCGGGGTGCGATCTGACGCAGAGCCGGTGTTCCGTCCGCTTCAACAATCTCGGGCGGTTCAAGGCGACGCCGTACGTCCCGGTGCCGGAAACGGCGTTCGGATGACGCGCGCGGATGTGGTGCGCGAAGCACTCGGTTGGGAGGGAACGCCATACCATCATCGGGCGCGGTTGCGCGGCGTGGGGGTAGACTGCGCGATGCTGCCGGCGGCGGTCTTTGAAGCGGTTGGGCTGATCCCGCGGGTCGAGCCTGATTACTCGCCGCAATGGATGCTGCATCGTGACGAGGAGCAGTTCCTGGGCTGGGTCACGCGGTTCGCGCGCGAGATCCCGCGCGCGACCGTCGGACCCGGCGACCTCGCGATCTGGAAGTATGGCCGCTGCTATTCGCATGCGGCGATCGTCATCGACCTGCCCGACGTGCTGCACGCGGTGATCCGTGGCGGCGGCGTCGTGCGCGGCAATGCCGACCGCGACGAGGAGCTGCGCTCCCGGCCGGTCAAATTCTTCACCTTGTTCGAGGACCAATGATGGGCGGCAAGTCTACCTCGACCACATCACCGAAGCTCAACGGGCTGCAGGTCCAATCGTCTACCCTGGGCCTGCCGATCTCGCTTGGCTGGGGTCGTGGCCGGATGAAGTGCAACCTCATCTGGTACAACGCTTTCACGGCGATCCCGCATACGACCAAGACCAGTGCAGGCAAGGGCCTGGGCGGTGGATCGAAGAACACGACCTACACCTATACCGCCTCGATCATCATGGGCATCTGCGAAGGCGGCGCGAGCGGCATTCAAGGGATCCGCACGATCTACAAGGATACTGCGGTGCTGACGACGCTCTCGACCGCCGGGCTGAGCCTGGCAACGGGCGCGGCTACCCAGCCCGTCTGGGGCTATCTGACGTCCAAATTCCCCGCTCAGGCGATCAATTATTCCGGCATCGCCTATGTCTATGCCCAGGATTACGATCTTGCCGACAGCGCCACCCTGTCCAACCATAGCTTCGAGATCGACTTTGCCACGCAGCTCGGCAGCGGCGTGTGCGATGCCGATCCGAAGGATATCATCGCCGATTTCCTGACCAACCCCGCTTATGGCGTGCCGATGTGGGGGGCGGGCCTGATCGGCGACCTGTCCGATTATTCGCTCTATTGCCGCGCCAACAACCTGCTGCTTTCGCCAATGCTCGAATCGCAGTCGAGCGCGGCATCGATCCTGGAGGAATGGCTGACCGCGACCAACGCGGCGGTCTATTGGTCGGAAGGGATGCTCAAGATCAGGCCGTATGGCGATGCCGCGGCGACGGGCAATTCGGTGACATGGACGCCCAACCTGACGCCCATGTACGACCTGACCGAGGACGATCTGGTGGTCGACGACAGCGGCAACGCCGTCTCGATCGAGATCGTCGACCAGTCCGACGCCTATAACATCGTCCAGTTCGAATTCCTGGATCGCAGCCAGCAATATAATGTCGGCATCGCGACCGCCCAGGACCTCGACAACATCGTCACCTATGGCCGGCGCAAACAGGACCCGACCACGGTCCATTGCATCTGCGACGCGGCGATCGCGCGCAAGGCGGTCCAGCTTTATGGCCAGCGCGTGCTCTACACGCGGGAGAAATACACGTTCAAACTGCCGTGGAACTTCGCGCTGCTCGAGCCGACCGATCTCGTCACGCTAACGACCGCGACCGACTCGCTCTCGCTCAACCGCGTGCTGGTGCGGATCACCGAGATTGGCGAGGACGCCGACGGACTGCTGTCGATCACTGCCGAGGGCGTGCCGGTCGGAACCGCGTCGGCCGCGCTCTATGCCTCGCATTCGAGCGGACCCGATCGGCAGCCCAATGCGGCGGACACTCCAGGCTCGGTTTCGACGCCTGCCCTGATCAATGCGCCAACCTCGCTCACCAATGACGATCCGGAGATATGGTGCGCTGTCGCGTCGTCGTCTCCGAATTGGGGTGGCTGCGAAATTTGGGTGAGTGTCGATAACGTCACCTATTCGCGCGCGGGCACGATCAACGGCCCGGCGCGCTATGGCGTGCTGACGGCGGCGCTGGCCAGCCATGCCGATCCGGACACGGCGAACACGCTCGCGGTCGATCTCACAGCATCACGCGGCGAGCTCGGTTCGGCGACGGCGGCCGAGGCCAATGCTGGTGGTTCGCTATGCATGGTCGGCGACGAGTTGGTCACTTATCAGACCGCGACGCTGACCGGGGCCGGCACTTATAACCTGACGACCTTGCGCCGCGGATTCGCTGGGACGTTGCCGGCAAGCCATGCCGTCGGCCAGCGCTTCATCCGGCTCGACGATGCCGTGTTCAAGTTCAGCTATGCGAGCCTCAATGTCGGCTCGACAATCTACGTCAAATTCCCGTCGTTCAACATCTTCGGCCAGGAGATCGAGGATTTGTCGGCGCTGTCGCCTTATACGGTCTCGCTTACGCCCTCGACGGCGCTGCCCGATCCGGTCACCGGCCTGGCGCTTGCCCATGCCTGGGACGGCAGTTCGCTGTCGGTCGTGTGCGATCCGTCGGCGCGCGCCGTCACCTACAAATTCCGCTTCTATCTGGCCGACCGGACCACGCTCAAGCGCGAGATCGTGACGTCCACCCCGGCGGCGACCTATACCTCGGCGCTGGCGGCGCAGGACGGCGTGAGCCGGGTCTATCATGTCGAGGTCATCGCCTCGAACGCGGCGGGAGACGCGCCGCCGTCATCCTGGCTGGTCGTCACCAACAATGCTCCGCCCGCAGTGTCGTCGCCGGCGGCGACCGGCGGCACGACCAACGGCACGATGACATGCACCGCCTCGAGCGACCCGGATCTCGCCGGCTATGTCATGTTCTATTCGTCGACCAGCGGCTTCAATCCCTCCACCTCGGGCGGAGTGCTGTCGGCGGGCATTCCGTCTATCACGGTCTATGGGTTGGCGGCCGGTACCTATTATGGGCGCATCGCCGCCTATGACGGCTGGACCGCTGATCCCGCGTTCCTCAATTTGTCGGCCGAACAGACGTTCACCATCTCCACCGGCGGCGGCAGTTCGCCGGGCGGAGGCGGCGATGGCGGGGGCGGCTATAACGGCCGCTGCGTCATCGATTCAGCGCTGATCCTGATGGCCGACGCCGAGCGTTCCGGGCCCGGTATCCAGAAGCCGGCATCGGCGGTCGAAGTGGGCGACTGGGTTTGGACGCAACACGAAATCACGCGGGCATGGGGCGCTTATCCGGTCACGGCGATCTCGTTCTCGCTCGACCCGGTGTTCGCCGCCGACGGTTATCCCGAGGCAACGCCGCGTCACCGGTTCTGGCGCGACCGCTGGATGATGATGGAAGAGATCGGTGTCGCCGCCGGCGAAGCGCGCGTCGCCAAGATCACCGTCGGCGACGCCCATACCTACGTGTCCGATGGCGTGCTGTCGCACAATTACAAAGTGCAGCCGACGCTATAGCCCCCCTCACCTCGCAGCCCCGAAAGGCCGCTTTGATGCAATATTACGAGTTCATCGCCTCCCGTGGCGACACGGGGGCCGTGTTGCCGCTTGCCAAGGTCACCGTGTTTCTGGCGGGTACGACGACGTTGGCATCGATCTTCGACAATACCGGTGCCGGCCTGACCAATCCGATGACGGCGGCGATATCCGGGCTGGCGGGGTTCGCCGCGGCCAACGGCGCCTATGACGTTCAGATAGCATCGGCGGACGGATCGTATCTTGCGCCAAAGGTGCACGATCTGCAGCTTTACGACCTGACGCAGTTGGATGCGCAGGTGGCCACGGTTACGGCGGCCATGACCTCTCCCGGCTTCGTTGCGGTCGTCGCCGACCTGGCGCTCGGCGCAGCGAGCAAGATCGGGACCGTGGCTGCAGATCTGTTGAGCGGCGCCAGCAATATTGCGCTGGTGGCGGCGGATTTGGCTTTGGGCGGAGCGTCGCTGATCAGACAGGCGATATCGAGCGCGGCGGCAGCGGCGTCTTCTGCTGCGGCGGCGGCAGCGAGTGCGGCCTCGGTCGGATGGTGGTTTCGGGGCCCGCCGGGCTTCGCCCTTACCGACTCTGCCGGCTATCGTTGGCTCAATATAACGCTCTCCGACATCAAACACGCCGCCGTCGATCTGATCAAGTCACGTCTAACTGCGATGGAGACATACGCGGCGAAGATGCCGCTCATCGGTACGCCGGGCCTTGCATCGTGGACGCTCACTGACAGCAACGGCTATAATTGGCTGAAGATCACCCCCACCACTCTGCAGCACAAGGTCATTGAGGCGATGTCGAACCGGATCGTAGCAGCCCTTCGCGGGCCTGCCGATCCGTCGATCGCCAACATGCGCATCATCGCCGAACGTATCGGCCTACATGTCTCAGGGGAATCGCTATCACTTGGACACGGCTCACCCGTCGTGTCGATCGGCACCAGC